GGGTTGCCTTGCAGCAGTTGAGCCATCGACTCCAGAGCTTCTTGACGCTTGGTGGCGTAGCCGGGGCCGGTGATGACGCGCACGTCGTATTTACCGACACCGGGGTTGTAGATTTTGTCGATGACGACGCCTTCTTGGTTCACGATCTTCTTGACCGGTTCCTCTTGCATCGGGTTCATCTTGACGGTCGATGGTTCGCCGTCTTCACCGATGATGCGGGCGATGCGCTCGGTGTCGTAAATCTTGGGGATTAGGTCCACCAGTTGACGACCAACATGGCGAATAGCACGGGCCAGATTATCCACATAGTGATAGGTTCCTACGTCGCCCTCACGCTGACGCGCAAGGATGGCCTTGCCAGAACGCTCGTTGCTGGACATGCCCAGCGATGCGTTGTACTGACCAGTGGCCGATTTGATGTCTTCCGACGCACCCGCTTTGGCTTGCAGCAGACCGCTGGAGGCCATCGGAGGTTGTGCCCGCTGGGGCAAGGGCAGGATGTTGCCTTGACCGTCTGTAACGTCTGGGTTGACCTCCAGATACGGCCAGTTCTGGGTGTTGGCGGTCTTCCACTGCTGCTCGTAGCCTTCAAACTGACCACCGTATCCGATGAACGGGGCTTTGGGAGCCAGCGCCAGCATCTCTGCTTCTTGCGACACCCAGTAGTTGTACATGCGCTGCGCGTCTTTGGCGTTGCGCACCAGACCGCTCACATAAACCCGACCGTCAACTTCAAACTCGTTGCCGACCACGCGCACCACGGGGATGAACGAGCCAGCCCAATCGCGCTCCTCCAAAATCTCGTAGCCGTTGATCTTGCACCATTTGACGCGCTTGCGATCAGACGGACGGGAGCGCAGGGGCTTGCCGAACATCATGCGCAGCGACTTGTCTTCCGGGGTGCCGTCAAAAGCGGTCACGTTGCCGGGGTACAGGTTGAGCGTGGCCTTCTCGTACTCGATGTAGAAATACTCAGCAATACGAACCGTGTTTTCGCTGATCCACTGGCTGATTGACTGATCGCCCACACCCAGTGACATCAGGGTGTTGATCGGCGCAGCGTTGGGATACAGACGCTCGTATTCAGATTTTGTCAGGTCTTCCGTGATGAAGCACCAGCGGGCATCGGCTCCGGTGGGGTCTTGAATCAGGGGGTCCATGTAGACCGAGAAGCTGTTACGCACTCGGCCAATCTTGATGTCTTGATCAAATGTGGACTCGTCGCAGTATTCGGTCAGCAGACGAATGTAGCCTTCACCGTAGGAAACTTGGTTCTCGCAGGCGGTGTCGTAGGCCACATCAGCGTCCGAGATGTACTCGATGTGACGGATCACGCCGTTGTACACATCAGCCACGTCCACGTCAGCTTTGTCGTCAGCCGGGATCACCTTGATGCCCGGGCGGTTCATGCGCTGCTCGTTGGTGATCTGCTTGACGTGCTGGGGCAGCTTGTTGATGGTCAAGCAGGGGCGGGCGTTGATGGTCTGGCCTTGGACCGCGCCACGAGTCTGGAGCACGTCAGCGGGCCACTGCCACTGGTTGTCCGGGGAGCCTGCGTAGAACCGCAGGTCATCGAGTTCGCTTTCACGGGTTTCGGAAAACGCCGAAATCGCCATCGTCATGCGACTGCGGGCAACGGTCAAAACGTCTTCGGAGCCGCCCTTGGACGGATACGGGCCGTTCTTTGCCACATTCGCTGCGGCCACGATTCCGGTTGTGTCTTTCATGCGTCAAATACTCCGAGGGTATGCGCCTCTCGCATTACGAGTAGGTCTTCGCCTTCCCATTGTAAGTCTTGACCGATCGAATCGCCAAATAGTACCCGATCTCCAACTTTGACATCTTTGGCGTCCGGTCCTGCCGAAATGACAACACCGGTGCCCGTTTGTTTCTGGCGCAATAGGATGAAAAGGTCGTGTTTCTCCATGTCAGGGCGCACGATCAGGCAGTCTTGGGTGGCGTGAAGTCTCATTTTTTGGTCTTCATGGGGGCTTTTTTCGCAGCTTCGCGCTTGACGCTGTACGCGATGGCAACGGCCTGTTTTTGGGGCTTCCCGGCCTTAATTTCAGCCTTGACGTTCTTGCGAAACGCCTCTTTGGATGTCGATTTGACGAGTGGCATCACTTGCCTTTCGCGGGCTTCTTGGCAGTCTTGGCAGACTCCTTGAACGCCTTGTTGGTGGGTGCGCCGGGGCTTCCGGGTTTGCGCATCTTTTCGCCGGAACCGGCTTTGATGCGGGCTTGCTTAGCGTGAATGTTGGCGTAGAGGCCGGGTTTAGTTGCCATGATCAGCACTTCCATCGTTTAAGTGATGCCTTGGCCCGCTCGGCTGGACCTTTGGCGTTTTTGACGACCCCTTCCATGCGGGCACAGAAACTGGCCTTACGGCCTGCGTCGGCTTTGGTCTTGGGGTTTGGGGCTGGCGCTTTGAGCCCTTGGAGACAGGCAGCTTTTCGCCCTTTTTGACGCTGAGAGAGACACTTTTCTTCGTTGCCATTACGCCCCCATCCAACTGGTTAAAACGGTGCCATTCTGCGCGTTACGGCGCGGGACTGCACGGTCATTGTACTCCCGATGTGCAACAGGAAACGCAAAAGTCACGGCAATCGCATCAGCGGCATCCGGTGAGGCCAGACCACGGGCTTTCATTTCCTTCTTGCCCTCCAAGAATATGGTACCCGCAGAGTTGGGCTTTTTCATCGGCCCGATCAGATCGGCCTTCAAGAGCCTGTCCTGCGGCAAACTGGCCGACTTAAGCCAATCGCGCATGGCTCCCCAAATCTCGGCCCTCTTGTTGCCCCACATCACGGGGTTTTTGGCTTTCCAGCCGAAGTTGACCCCGCGCACTTTGTACTTCTGCTCGGTCAGTCTGTCAAGGATACCGTAGCCCAGACCACCTTCGTCGATCACGGTCAGGGCTGGACGGTACTCCTCGATGGCGTCGATCACATGACCCACAGTGGTCATGGTGTCGTCGCCTCGGAACCGTTTGATCGCCACGATGTCACGCCCACGGCGCACGGCAATCACGGTGCTGTCCATGCCACCCCGGGCCGGGTCTACGCCAATTACTACGGGTGCGGTCATGTCTTTCCATTGTTCCCGCTTCATGGCGTCATCGACCAAGTGCGGTGCGATGAACTGGTCTTGGCCTGACTTGGGGAAGTCCCCGTAGACCTCGACCCGGGCTTCGTCGGAGTCCTCGCCGTACTCCTCGATGATCTGTTGGTAGATGGTCTTGTCGGTACCCTCGACGGTGCGGGCGTCGATCTTCTCGGACTCCCAGAAGTCGCGCTTGTTACCGTCCACGGCCTCGTAGAAGTACCCGGTGTTGCGCCGTCCGTTGGAGAACGCGAACCAATACCGGTCGAGGATGTTCTCGGTAAAGAAGCCCGCAGCCACGGACCAGATCGAGTCTGGAATACCCGAGGCTTCGTCGAAGATCACCATCATACCGTCCATGTTGTGCACACCGGCATAGGCGTCAGGGTTCTCCTCGCTCCACAGTTTCCCCTCGGCTCCCCAGTACCGGGTGCCTTTACGCAGGTCACGCTCGACCAACTCGGTCAACCAGTTGGCCGGGTTGAGCGATGTCGCCGTCGGCTCCCACCAGTGGGCGTTGATCGCCATCGTGACCCACTTGGTCAACTCACCCCACGTCACTTTGCGTAATTGGTTCTCGCTGTTAGCTGACACGATCACGCTTGACCCGATGCGGGTCGAGAGCATCCACAGGATCAGCCATGACACGAGTGCCGACTTACCGACACCGCGACCAGAACTGACTGCGCGGCGCAGGGCATCAATCAGTTCACCCTCGGTCATCTTGCCCCGGTTGTCCTTGATGAACTGTGCGATGCGGCGCAGGGTTCTGCGCTGCCACGCCCGGGGTGCCTTGAAGTGTTCGAGTGGGGTGTTCTTCTGCCCCCACGGGAACGCGAACAGGACAAACGCCTCGGGGTCATCCTTGATGTTTGGACTCCACAACTGCGACATCAGCAGTTGCTCCTCCTCGGGCGAGTAGCGCATCTTCTGCATCAGGTGGTCCTCACAGGATTTCTGTCTGCGTTGACATACCAGTCGCGCAAGCCCCAAGCGTCATACAGCGCGTGATGAGGGTTACTGGAAACTGTGTCAACGCGCAAAACCTGCATGGTCAAGGGTGGTGTGTCGAGTCGGGTTCCCGGGCCAGTGATCAGCATTTTGCAGAACCACATGATGTCTTCCGGCCAGTCGGCAATCAGGTGAACCGAATCAAACTGACGTAAAAATATTTCAAGCTGCTCTTGTAGGCTTTC